GAGACTTCGTCTCGATGAGACTTCGTCTCGATGAGACTTCGTCTCGATGAGACTTCGTCTCGATGAGACTTCGTCTCGATGAGACTTCGTCTCGATGAGACTTCGTTTTAAGATTTCCTTACACAGCCGTTATGTTTACCCTAAAATTCATAACGGCTGTATGAGTTGTTTTAGCTTTATAGGTAGTTAGGATGGTATGAGATCTTTGTATATGATCTTATGTGATAAGATGAAGAAAATAATAGAACAGATTTTAAAAAGGTTTAGGGAGTTTGATGCCAAAGATAAAGACTCGGGAGACGGTTGGTAAGATATCATCTGAGCTTTTAAATAAAATACCAGACACCACTGATCCTATAGCTTTAGAAAGGGCTATGCATGGGGAATATGTCGATAATATTGATGGGTGTGTGCGCGTTTCTCGTAATGATTACCCTAATAATTTTTTCGTAGTTGTAATAACTAAGAAAGAGAGGGTTATGCAAAACGTGTTGCGTAACTACTTCTTTGCACGTTCTACCTGTCCTACACCTGATTATGATCAGACCGTGTATCAATATATTAAAGAAGATGATAGGTTGGATTTATTATGGGTTATCCCATCTAAAGATGCGTGTATGATGTTCGTGGAGCAAAGAGCGTTAGTAGATCCATCGGAGTACGAGTTATTAAACTTTGTACTACAGTTTGCAGATAGCACACTATACAAATTATCAAAGAAGCTGAACGGCGAAGAGCTAAAATCTAATATGCTAGTTCAATAAAATTAGATACTTAAATCAAAGGAGAGAAGATGCAAGAAACTGAAAATTTAGAACAAACCCAACAATCTGAAGCAGCAGAGCAAGCAGCTCAAGGACAAGAAGAAACAGCGCTTGAATCAGCTGTAGCCTCTAAAGAGGTTGAAGCCTCTAAAGAGGTTGAAGCCTCTCAAGGGGTTGAAGCCCCTCAAGAGCCTATGCAAGAGAAGCAGGTTAAGACGCAGAGGGATAACTTCCGTGCTTTGGTGGAAAAGAACAGACAGATTGAGCGTGAACGTGATGCAGCGTTACGGCAGGTTGAATCGTATCGTTCTCCAAAACAACAAGAAGAAGAAGTAGAAGAAGTTCTAAAGTTAGATGATGAAGATATTGTTGAGGGGAAACACCTAAGCAAGATCGATCGTAAGTATACGAAAGAGATAGCTAAGTTACGTAATGAGCTTAGTTCATTTAAACAAGCATCCCACGCAATGAGCGAAGAAGCTATCCTTAAGGCTAAGTATCCAGATATAGATAAAGTCGTTACTAAGGAGAATATGGATGCCCTAAGGGCAATTGATGAAGACTTTGCTGAAGTAATAGATACTTCTACTAGTTTTAGAGCTAAGGCGGCTTTAGCTTATAGGAAAATTAAAGAATCTGGCCTCTACAATGAGGATACTTATTTATCTGATCGTACGTTAGCTACAAAGAATGCTGCTAAACCTAGACCATTAGCAAGTGTATCTCCACAGCAAGGTAATAGTCCGCTATCTCAAGCTAATGCGTTTGCCAATGGTCTTACTCCTGAGCTTCAGGTTCAACTTAGAAAAGAGATGGCCGAGGCTAGAAAAAACCGCTAGTATTATAGATGATAATTTTTTTAGTTATATAATTGTTGGTAGGTTTAGTAACTATGAAAGGATAAAATTATGGAAGCTGTTCCACAGGTCCAACTAGCCGGTGCGCTAAAAGAAACAACCCTTGCCATTATCAACCAGTTGGTTGCACATAATGTTAAGGGAGCTGATCTAATAGCAAAAGGCATCGGGCAGATGACTAACCTTATGGATGAAGCTGCAAAATGGTATGATTTATTAAAGAATTTATTGCTAGCCCTTAAGCCTGTATTTGAACTCGTTAGGGATTGGTTGGTAGAAGCCTATCAGCATCTCGTAGCGGTTTTTGACTGGGCAAAAGAGATGTGGCATAAAATCTTTGGTCCTAAGGACTAAGTATTTTATTTATATCCTGATTATGTGAGCACTAAAGACTGGGTATCCGCTTAACGATATCCGGTCTTTTTATTGTTTATTACTTTTTAGTAAAAGCGTATACTAAGTATTCAGGCGTTATCACGAGATGCTCGCCTAGTCTCGTCTGCGTAACGTGGTCTCGCAAACCACTTCTCGACGTATCAAAGTCTCGTCAACTTTAATTGTATAGTTTTGACTTCTCATGTTCATAACATCATGTATGTATAAACATGAAGGTCTATTAACTTTAAGATTAAGGAGTTTTATTATGGCTATTACAACTACTACTGTGTTGCCAGCCGCAGTTCAACAATCTTTCAGCTATAAGCTACTTAGCGTAGCTGTTCCAAATATGATCCACAAGATTCCAGCAATGTTAAAAAAAATGCCTAGGAATGGTGGAAATACATTGGTTATGAGAAGGTATAATCCTTTATCGACAGCTATGGTACCGCTAGGAAATACAGGCGTAACTCCTCCAGGACAATTGCTAACAGCTGTTGACATTGAGGCAAAGCTTAGTTTTTATGGTACCTTCGTGCAAATAAATGAACAAGTTACATTGCAGAGTCTAGATCCAGTCTTGAACGAAGCTGCAACAAGACTCGGAGTATCATTAAGACAAACCGAAGATCAGCTCACGCGAAACATGCTTGCATCAACAGCAAGTTTCATTAACTGCACAGGCGGTGTAAACGGTTGTCATTAAAATTGCCGTTTTAAAATCTCTGATAATTGACTTGGATCCCTGACCGCGTCATGGCGAAGGCAACAGGGGGCAAGCAGGTGAAAGCCGTGCAGCCTGACAGACTAAATTCAGAGACCTCGAAAGAGGATGCGATAGTCGGGCCTCATAGGAAACTATGAGAGGTAACAGAAATGATTACCCGCTTAAATATTAACTTTTGATACCTTTATCTACATCAATATATGCATGATTAGCTTGTTTTGCATTTTTTTTCATTCGATAAGCGTATCACGGGGTGTTTAAGTTAACAAGTAACAAGATTCGGATAATCCAACTGAATTGACACGTTCAGACGTTGATTTGGTTGTTCGTGAACTTCTTGACAACGATGCTAACACGATAACGGATAACATCGAAGGTGAAGACAAGTTTGGAACAGCACCTGTAAGAGATGCGTTTTTTGGGCTTTGCTCAACAAAGATGACAGGCAATCTTGATGCTGTACAAGGGTTCATTCATAAGAACCAATATCCAGCACCTATGAATGCATTGAAATCAGAATGGGGATCTATTGGTAACTTGCGTTTCTTGGTAAGTTCAATTGGTTCAAAGAATGCAGCTGCTTCAGCACTTAATGCGGATACTTATAATATCTTCTGTGTTGGTATGGAAGCATATGCAACAATCGAGCAAGATGGATACAGTGCTAGCTTTATCTATCATCCATCGATTTATGATGGACCGCTTGCATTGAACTCGTCTGTTGGTTACAAATTTGCAACATGCCCACGCATATGCAACGATTTGTGGATTATTAACCTACGCGCGACACTAGCTTAATTAAGGAGATATAATGGCTGATAACACAATCATTCAACAAGGTTATTTCACTTCTACCGGTGTGGCTAAGACTATAGTTTTAAGGTCTGACATTGACTGGATGGAAACATGGAATCTAACCACGACTGCTGGAACAACGCAATGGGACTCAACGTACCATTACTGGCAGCGTGAAATGTCAACGGGCGATCACATAATTCATTATCATGGTGCAGCTACTAACGCAATTCACTCAGTAACAGGACTTATTGGCTTTAATGGTGTAGCATCACGACCTGGATTTACTCCTATTGATAGTTCAGTTTCTTCAAGTACTACATTAGCGGTAACAGCTGGTACAAACGTAGTTGCTCCTGTTTATTCTATTGCTGCAACATCACCTTTCACAACTGGTGCTGTTTATAGGATATATGGTGGCGCTCATACGAACATCAACGGTCTTGACTTTACAGGTACGGTTATTGCTAATACAAGCGTAACGGTAACAAATGCGTTAGCTACAGCACCTGGTGTTGTTAATGGAGCAGGATTCATGAAAATGATAGCTCCTGATATTGCAACGTATAAGTTGTTTACGCCTGGCCGACGAGTAATTGCTAATATCACAGCTGCTGCTGCTGGTGTTGTAACTACGCTTGTTGATCATGGTTATATAACTGGTCAAATCATTCGCATGAGTGTTCCTTCAATATGCGGCATGACTGAGCTTAATGGTCAAGTAGCTACGATAACTGTATTAACTGCTGGAACATTCTCTATTAATATTGATACAACTGGTTATACAGCATTTAATTTCCCATTGCCTGCTGTTGTTCCTTTCACGCCTGCAGAAGTTATGCCTGTTGGAGAAGTAGTAACTTCTCTTGCTAGTGCAACTGAAAATGTTGGCTTTATTGGAATCACGCTTGGTAGCCTTGGTGCGGTATCTGGAACGCCTACTGGTGTTGCAAATGACGTAATTAAATGGCGCGCTGGCAAATCATTTGCTACATTTATCTAATACGTAGTAATTGTAAGAGAGGGGAGCATTTCCCCTCTCAAAATCATAAAGGAGAAGAGATGGCACTTTCGGATAAGATTAATAAAGACAATATAAAGACTAACCTTAAGTATCAACGTGATAAAGACCGCGAGATGGTTAAGGGTATCTTCCGTTTCTACGAAGTAGAAGGTGGATCGATGAGCTTTATTTTTAAGGTATATAAGGAAGACCCAGTAGAACGTTATGACTTTGTTGATGGAGAGGTTTATAGTATCCCACTTGGGGTTGCTAAGCATCTAAATAAGAACGGATGGTACCCAGTACATGTTCATACACAGACAGAGGCTGGAAAGCCTTCTATGAAGGTAGGGCAAAAAGTAAGACGATTTGGATTTCAGAGTTTAGAGTTTGTAGATATAGAAGACTTTAACTTTAATGATAAGCAGATTGTGACGGTAGATTATATTGAAAAAGGTAACTAACATGAATCTTTTCGG